ATCGGTGAGGAATCCGACACCACCGGCACCACCGGTCGAAACGGTCAGAGTCCTGCCCGTGCCGTAACCGCCCTCACCTCCGGCACCACCACCGCCACCACCTGCCTGCGCGTTCGCCGCAGTACCAGCCGACCCTGCACGCCCACCCTGCGACCCGTACCCGACCGTCGCTGTCGTCGCACCGCCTGTTCCGGCAGACAGGCCGTTCGTCGCACCACCACCACCCGACGCACCATCAGCACCGTCAAGCAGCGCAGACATCCCACCGGCACCACCACCGGCACCACCCGACGCGACAAAAGTGCCCGTCAAGGGAACATCAACGAAAGTGTCGCCGCCAGCACCGCCACGCGCAGCATTGGTAGAAACGATGGTGCCTGCCGTGCCACCAGCACCAATCGTCACAAGGAAATCGGCAGGGCCAGCATCAGGATCGTAAGTCCATTGCAGCGAGGACAGCACCACCTCACCGCCACCGCCACCACCGCCGGTCGTCGCGGTCTTCGCCGCACCACCGCCACCACCACCACCGACCAGCAGGAACTCCAGCTCTGCGTTCACCCCACCGGAAACCGTCAGCGTCCCGTTCGTCGTGTAGGTGTGGGTCGTGTACTCCACCCCGTCAATCGTCGCGGTCCCGACCGTCCCCCCGGACGCGGTGATAGCGGAACCAAGCGATGATGGGCCAGCCTCCGCTTGCGCGTCCGTGACCGTCCCACCGACAAGCACATTGATGGTGTGGTCGGCGTTGACAGACACCACCTCACCGAACCGGGCACGGATAGTCGCAGGCTGCGAGGTGAACTCTTGAGCGATACGGAACAGGTCGCTCATGCCGTGAACTCCTCATCGAACCTGCCATCGATGCGGATGGTGCGTGCGACCGCAGACATGGGCGTGTCCGGGTCAAGCGGAATCGTCAGCCGGTCGATGACGAACGACCGGTCGATGTTCGCCAGCGTGTTCTTCACACGCACATAGTCGTCCGCGTCAAGGGACGGGTCAACGATCTGCGACCAGTTGACATTCTCAACCAGCCCCTTCGTCTGCGTAACCAAACGGTTCGCCGCAGCGGCAGCATCGGACTCGCTGTTCACCGTGCTGCTGGTGTAAAACTGCGGATAAGGGCCGTACGGGCCACGATAGAAAGTGGGACTCTTCGGGTCGTTGTCCCATGCGGTCGCAGAGAAGACCGTGTTGTTCTTCGTGCCTTCGCCGGTCACGATGGCACCGTTGTACGACCGTTCCGAGGTCAGGTTGCGTGCGACACCAAGCACCGTCGCTTCGCTGTTCTCCTCGTACACCTCTGCCGGTTCCGTCACGCTGTAATCCTGTGGGCCGCGCAGGACACACACCCCGGACTGGTCGAAGAACAGGCTGTATCCCTTCGACGCTGCGATGCCTTGCGCGTCCTCCCAAGGATCGTTGTCCTCATCCAGCCCAAGCACCGTCCGTGACACTGTGTCCGAAGACTCTTCGATGTTGAGCGGAACATCAGCCCACCGGGAACGCAGCAGGTTGATGATGACATCGTCAAGCGTCTCGCCGTCCTCCGTCCGGTATCGGGCAGCCCACCGGTTCCGTGAGATACGCAGACTCCTGTCCACGCCACGCACCACGACCGTCGCCCCGTCGGCGCTGTCGATGTCCACCTCCGTGATGATGAACGCCCCTTGCGGCACCCACTCCGGCTCCTCAACCTCAATCAGGATGACCGCCCCGAGGTCGGTGTAATCGACGAACGCGGTGTCCAGCGCATCGTAATCGGCGTAGTTGTCTGCCAGCCCCTTGTAAATCTTTGGCACCTGTGTGGATCGGTTGATGAACACGCCACGCCAAATCAGCAGCTCGTTGCCGTACGGGGAAAGCAGCGACAGGTTCACACCCGGCACCACACCGTCCGTGGCAGGCAGCACCACGGTGCAGGTACGGCGATGCGTACGCCGCGCATCGACCTCAACCTCGCCGCCGATAGGGAAGATGTCGGCCTGCTTCACACCGGCACGCCACACCTCAACACGCAACGCCATCTTGTGCGAGCCGCGCACCTTCTCCTTGAAAGCAGCCGACACCGGGTACATCAGACAACGACCCAGCCGACATTCACCGTACGCACAGGATTTGACGAAAGGCCGTCGGTAGACCACGACCGGTCGGTGAACCACACACGCCACGACTCGCCATCGGGCGACTCCACATACACCTCGCCGGACTCGCTGACAGCATCCAGCACCGCAGTCCACTCCGAATCACCGACCGTCGTGATGGTGAAAGAACCCTGCTGCCCGGTCACCCCGGCAGACACCACCACATTCTCGTCACGCCCGATCGGCTGATACACCGTCGCCTGCTCCGCGAAACTCGCCTGATAACCGCCGGTCACCTTGACACCACCGACCGTGTTCCCAAGCGTGTTCACCGGCTTGAACCACCAGCGGTTGTCGTTCACCACGCTGACCGTCGCCGAACCCCAAGTCGAAATCAGGGTGTCGTCCCCACGCACCGCGAGCTGCCGCGCCCGGTAGTACGCCGTACCACCACGCGGCGCAAAGTAATCAAGGAAGGTTGCGGTCCCGGCGGCAGTCCCGGCGCTCTGCTCGTCACCGATAGACGACCATGCCGTCCCATCAAGCGACCGCTGGAACTGGAAAGTACGAGATGAATCCGCAGTACCAATCGCACCGTACGCGGCCTCTGCGCTCACATACCCGTCGTTCAGGCTCTGCGTCGCAGTCACCGTCGGAGTCGCTGGCAGGTCAGGGACCGTCAGCGTGAATGCAGAGGTCGCCCACGGCGACCAAAACGGGTTCAGAGCGATGTCGATACCGGCACGCACATAAGCGTAGTAGTCGCCGTTCTCAAGGCTCACATCGCTTCGTACGGTACGGACAGAGGATGCGACCTCGCCGCTGGCGAACACCGGAGGGAACGAATCCGTGTCGTCCGGGGTGAAACCGGACGCGCCGACCGTCGCAGAGGTGTAGATGCGCGCCTCGTAGTACGACTGGTCGGTGCCGTCCGCTTCAACGAACGACCATGTCAGCGTCGGACGGGGACTGTCCGTGATCGTCCCGGTCGGTGCGCTGACCGTCGCCGTACCCTGCGTCGCAATATCGACATCGGCATAGAGCAGGTAGGTGCGGACACGACGGTTCGCCTTCGTGCCGAGGTCGGTGATGAGCGCCTGCAAAGAGTCGATGTCCGACTGCGACCACACCTGCTGCTCACCGTTCACAGGGAAATAGGAGCCGCTGATTTCGCGTGCGGCAGTCTTCCCTTCAATCTTCGCGGCGGTGTTCCAAACCGAAAGACCGACCGCCTTTTGGAATCCGATCGCATAGGTGGCAAGCGAACGGTTGTCCGGCGCGAACATCCTGAAACGGACACGGACACCACGCACACGCTGATTCGACGCAACCGTCGTCGTACCGAAACTGATGGTGGCGCTCCCAGCCCTCTTGCCGTCGGTACGGGTGATGTACCGGGTGTCGTCCACCGCAGTACCGGCGAGGATGTCCACGACAGCAGTACCGGCAGGAGTCGCGGTGAATGCAGCCGCCGACGCAGCGTTCGGACGCAAAGTCACGATAGGCATCAGGCCACCGCCAGCTCACGCGCAAGACGCGCAATCGCATCGTTCATCGACCGGTCAACCGCCAGCCCGACATCGCGCGGCTTCGCATCACCACTGACCGTCACACTCACCTGAATCGCACCCGGCTCAATCGTCACACCCGAACCTTCATCAAGATTGAACAGGCTAGGGAGACGCTCCAGCGGAATGACAGCCTCCGGGCCAGCCTCACCGATCAGCGTCGGATACAGCGGCCCCGTAACGATGCCGCCCTTCGCCAGCGCATTCTCCGGCTGACCCGGATTGACGATGATGGTCTCGCGACGCTCAACGATACTGGTCACCACACGGGTGCCATTCAAGTCTTCAAGCGCTTCCTTGTAGTTGCCGGTGCTTTCGATGAGTTCGTCAATCTCTTCCTTTTGCAGCCCGTACGCCTCAAGCGCGCGGCGCAACGGGCCGTTCACGAACTCGTTCAAGGTCGTACCGGCGATGTCGTTGGCGGCATCGGCCTCCAACTGGGCGGCGACCAACTCCAGCAGCGCCTTCTCCCGGTCACGCTCCGACAGCGTCGTGTCAGTCAGCGACTCCTCGTACTGTGCGGTCGCCTTCTCCAAATCCTCTTGCGCGCGAATCGCGTTGAGCTGCGGATTGACCAGCCGCATCTGCGCGTCCAACTGCTGCTCAAGGGCAGAGACATTCCCCCACATCGCCTCCGACAGGAGTTCCTGCTGCGTACGAAGGTTCCCCGACTCGTCTGCGGTGTAGCCGTAGGATCGGGCCAGCGCATCCCAACGGTCAGCCGAAGCAGTCAACCCCTTTTCGGCACCAAGATAACCAAGCAGTTCGCGCGTCAGGTCGTTCGTGACATCGGCACCCTCCTTTCGGATGTCCCTCAAATCAAGAAGAGCCTGCCGGGAATCCTCGTCGCTCAACCTGACGAGTTGCTGCGCGCGGTTCAGCGTGTAAAGGTTGGACCGGTATTCCTCCGACTGCATGATTGCTTCACGCTGCGCGCCGGTCACACCCTCAAGCATCCGACGGTTGCGGTCAAGCGCCTCCGCAGCCTCACGACGCATCCGGGTCGCGACCGCTTCGTCCTCCGCGCCATCGCGAAGCACACCATTCAGACGGAACAGGATTGTCTCCAGCGCCGAAGCCGACGCTCCATACACATCGACCGCACCGGAACCGTCACCAAGAAGAATCTTCGTCGTCTCAAACTGCGACTTGAGCGCATCCAGTTGACCTGCCGTGCTTCGCGAATACTCTGCGAACGCCTGATCGGTGATACCGGCAGCCTCTGCACTCTCCTCAAACAGGGCGATGTTCGCCTCCATCGAATCGCCCAGCATCGTGTTCAGGAAGGACAGCGCCTCAACACGCCCGGTGATTTCCGCAAACGCCGCAGAGCTACCACCGGTCGCATCTTCGATTTGCGTGAGGACCGACGAGAGGCCACCGGGACCGGCAAGATCGGCACGCAGCCCTGCCGAGGTCAGCCCATACTTGGCAAGCGCCTCCTCCGCTTCCTTCGACGGCTGCAACAGCCCGACAAGGAACGACCGCAACTGTGTCGTGGACTCCGCAGCGCTGACACCTGCACGGGTGAGCGCAGCCATCGACGCAGACACATCCTCAAACCGCAGCCCCATCGACGCTGCAATCGGGATGACCTGACCCATTGTCGCAGCCATGTCGGCTGCCTCTGCCTTACCGTCACGCACCGCCTTGAGCAGCGTGTCGGTCGCATCCGCAGCGTTGATGTTCTCCGTCCCATACGCATTCAGGACAGAGGTCAGCAGGTCAGCGACCGTCTCCGTCTCGCCCATGCCGATAGCGGCAGCCTTCGCAGAGGACTGCACGACCTCCATCGCGGCAGCACCCTCAAGGCCAGCCGACGCGACGAAGTAGTACGCCTCCGCGAGTTGCTGCGGCCCGACCAGCAGGTCTGACATCCCAAGCAGGCTCGCGCCGATGTCGTCCGCTGCTTCCTGCGACAACCCGATTTGGGTCGTCAGGTTCATCAGCGTCTTCTCAAAACGCAGCGCCTCGTCCGCTGCCGCCTTGAACCCACGGAACACCGCACCGATAGCGGCAGAGGCCACAGCAGACTTGGCTGCGAACGCCGCCATCTTGGCAGAGGTCTTGCCGAACGCAGCCTCAACACCCTTGCTATCGCCAAGCAGACGAATCAGGAAGGTGCGACCACCAGCCATCAGCGCAACCCTGTCCCTCGTAGACCAATGTCAATCACGGTGGCCTTCTTCTGCTCCACCCTTGCGATACGCAGCGCCCTATCAACCGCCCTGCCATATTCCGCGTCGATAAGCTTGGAGTTGGAGCGTACCGTCGGAAAGAAGAAATACCCGTCGCGGCCCTTGTGAGGACGGAACTGGGTGGTGTAGCCACCGCCGAATGTCCTGCCGTCCGCATACGACCGGGCCGGAGTCTTCTCCCCCTTGCCGTACTTGCCGCCACCGAACTCCGTACCGAACCACACATCAATGATCTTGGCCTTCGCCCTCGCACTACGCCGCGCATTAGGGCGTGACTTGGAGACGAACCCACGGCTGTTCGACACACGAATCGTCGGGACACGGTCAGGCTTCGCATACAGGCCGGTCGCGACACGGAGCTCCTGAATCGTCCTCGCGTTTTGCTTGGCCTTCGTCACCAGCATCTTCGCGATAGCGATAGAGCCTTTACGCAGTTCGGCATTGACGACCGGCCCGAACCGGTTCATGTCCTTCAGGAATCCATAGATTCCCGGCATCGCCCTATCGAACGACCTTGGCTGCTGCGCCATCCGTGCGCTCCTTGACGGGCGCAGGATACAGGTCGGTGACCGGGTCCAATCCGAAACGCTCCGCGACCATCAGGTGCAGACGGCTGATGGTCCGATCGTTCGCCGCCGCAGCCAGCACATTCTGCACCGCCAACTCACGATGCTCCTCGCAATACTGCCACCCCTCATGGATGACCACACACCCGTCGCACGCCTCCACCTCCGCACGACCGAACGGCAGACGACGGCGACGCTTGAACTCCGACGGGTGGATTGCCAAACCGGAATCGACCGGGTTCGTCTCCTCCGCACGCTGACGGCGACGAGGCCGCGCCACCGTCGGACGCAGCAGCCCAAGCCACTCCGCATACGGCGAACGCGACCCGACACATTCGGGGAACGAACCGTGAAGGTCACGGCAGCCACACAGCACACCATCACGCAGCACCCAGCCGTCGGTCAGGGGCACCCGTTCACCCCTGACCATGACGGAGGTCGCGACCTTCGACATCAGTTCTTGTCCGGGTTGATGACGAAACGAATGGGGTCGTAGCGGAGCAGAGCATCGACCCCGGAGATGAGCGTGTCGATTTCCGTCGTGTCGTCCCGGAGGATTGCGTCCATCAACGCATCCTCCCCGATGAGATAGGCGATGAACTCGTTCGCGTCGCAGTACCAATGCAGGTCTTCCCAGCGATCGATGCTGATGTCGGCCTGCCGGTCCATGCCCCACTCGAACACGGCGACCTTGATGTCGTGGTAGAGCTGGACGATTTGCTCTCGCTGGATGCTGGTCGTATCCATCTTGCCGTCTCCTGTGTCGGTCCTGCCGTCGGCCCCTTGCCGATAGGAGGATTGAAGCACAGGTCGGACCCTAATGTCAAGTAGGCTGACGAGCCGATTTGGGGCCGGAAACGGGCATCTAGCGCCGACGGCGGCGCTTCCCATTCTCCCTCGCCTGCTCCCGACGGCGCGCCCGGTCATTCAGGTACGCCACCACCGCGGTCAGCAGGTGTTCGTCAGCCATCAACTCCGACGGCTGGATGCCCGTCTCAACCGCGACCGACGCAATCAGCCATGTCGTTGACTGCTTGTCTATAAAGGGCGTTCGGTGTTCGCAATCAGGTCGGCATCGACCACATCGTCAAGCCACTCGTTGAACGGCTTCGGCCCCTCACCCGAAGCCTTGTGCGCCATCCAAGCGAGAAGATAGATGTCCTCACGCCGGGACTCTGCGAACGCCTTGGTCAGCCCAGTACCGCGCTGACGCTCAAAGTCCACCTCAACCTTGGGCGTGATCGGATACTCGGCTGACCTTCCATCGGAGAACTCAACGGCTGCGCGCAGTCTTGCCATCAATCATTCTCCTCAAGCAGTCGTGCCGCGAGTCAGCACACCATCGACAGGCCAAGTGACATCGACCGTCGCCAGCTCACCGACAGCGCCGCCCCATCCCCAAGAGGTGATGAGGACATTGCCGGTGTACTTCGGGTTGGTCGCGGAGATGGCAGTTCCGGCGGCAGCAAGGTAGATGGATGCGGTCCCACCGACGAGCGGCGAGATGGTCGCATCGACCGAAGCGGCAGCCCAGTCGGTGTGGAACGACAGCGAAACCGACTCGTCCTTCAGTCCACCGACACGGGTACGCCCGGTCTGCCCGAACGCGGTCGTCTCGACCTCGTCCACGCTGCTCTCATAGGTCACGCTGGCAATGTGGTCTGACAGGTCAACACCGCCGACCTTGACAATCGCGTCCGTAAGCACGACACGCGCCATGTTCAGTCCTCCTCACCCGGCTCAACCGGGTCGTTCTCTCTGACAGCCTTCGGCTTGTGAGCCGGTGCGAGGTGACCGGCGGTCACCAGCGCGTCAATGTTACAGCCTGCGAGGTCGTCGTCCGTCAGGACCGTGCCGACAGGCCAGTCAAGACGCTCCGAAATGACAGTCCAGCTCATCCTCCCCAAACCTCCACGGTGAAATCAAGACCAAGATAAGGAATCTCAAGGGTATCCGTCATCGCATAGTTGGTGACCGTGGTGACCCGGCAGGTGTCGACCTTGCCGCCCAGCGTCCGGTCGCCCTCAATAGCAGCCTTCACGGAGGACGACCCGGACGGTGCGACATAGGCATCCAACTGTGTCTGTGCGGAACGCGCATCGGCACGCGCGACGATCAGCGTCACCGTCATGGTGTACTGGTGCAGGCCGTTGCGGTTGTTCAGGTCGTAGGTGATTGCTTCCGGGCCGATGACGGCGATGGGTGGGTTCAACTGTTCCGGCAGGGTCGCGGAGACACGCAGCCCGGAGATGGTGGCGAGCCGTGTCGCTAGCCCGTTGCGGATTTCGGTGAGGGTCGCCATCAGAGGTAGGCGCGGAGACGGTACGGAGCGAGCAGCGCCTCAACATCCGGGTCGATGTAGCGCGACACCCTGACCGGCCCAAGGTCACCGAATCCCATGACACCAAGCGGAGCGTCCAGCCGCTTGAACAGCCGTGCGGCCTGCATGATGGTCGCGCTGTTCACCGCCGCCGGGACCGCAGGCCACCCGTAGGTTGCCGACACCCGGACGGTGGCCTGACCGGCGAACACCGACATGGGCCAGTAGCCCTCTTGGATCGGACGGAGCCGGTTGATGGGATACGCCAGCCCGTCCACATACTGATTGACCGGTTCGGTCTGCCAGTTCGCGCTGCCAAGGACCGTCGCGAAGGTGCCGTCGCAGTTGTCGTCCAACCGCACCTCAACGATGGCGGTCGCGTCGTCGATGTAGAGCGGCGCATACATGGAGGTCGGCGCGTAATCCTTGGTGGCGGTTCCCGACGCGGTCCCGAAGGTCCGTGAGCAGTACCCATCGACCCATGCGGACGCAGAGGTCAGCGCCGCATTCAACTGGGTGTCGTCAACAGCGTCGGCGATGTTCAACGCCGCCTTCAGCTCTTGAAGGGTCGCATAGGTAGCCACGGTCAACCTCCGGCAGGCGGCATCGTACCGGAGCGCGTCCTATACCACGCAGGCGGCATCCCGATGAACACCTCGTCAGGCAGACCTTCGGCAGTCTCAATCAGGTCGGTGCCGTCGAACCATCGGCCCTGCGCCGCGAACGGCACCACATCGATATCGGCAAACTCCCGGTGGGCGAACGAGTCGCGCTTGGCGACCTGTTGCTCCGTGCCACCCATCCAAGAGAAATGCCAGCCGCCCTTGACCGACGGCATCGAAGCACGGATGTCTCGCAGCCCGTTCCAATCCTTATGTTCCATCACGCTCCACGGCCCACCGATGGAACCTCGCCACCGTGCAGGCCATTGCCAATACACAGAGAACAGCCGGAAATCCATGCTCGCTGCTGCGATCCGCTCCTGCCACACCTTCAGGCAGGACGGCGACCAAATCTCGTCCACATCGGAGAAGACGACTACATCGTCTGCGCCAGCCAGCCCGGAAACGGCGTGCTTGATTGCGTGACGCTGGTCGCGTTCCAGCACCCAAGCGTTCGGGTGGGGGCGCTGCTGATGCTTCACCCAAACGATGTCGTCCCACCACGGCGCGAGACGGTCACGATGCTCACCCAGCCGCCAAGTCTTGAACAGCCCCGAATGCGTCAGGTCTGATTCGACGACGACGAACACATCGACGAACGGGTCAAGCATCCGCAGCCGCAACTCCAACGCATCAATCTCGCTGTACCACATCACACCGTCAATCACCATGCCTGCCTCACCAGCCTTTGTCTCAACGACACCGGGCACGGCCCCCCGTTGAACGGCTGCTCATAAAGGTCGCCGCTGCGAGGATGATTGCCCCATTTCAGGACGAAGTAGTCGCCGTTGTCTACGAAGGTCTGACCGTTCCGCAACGCGAGACGCGCATCCGAATGGATCGTGGACGAGGTGTCGTGCAGCGTCTTGGACGGCAGGTGCCGTTCGACGATGCCTGCAAGATGCAGGCGACGCTCATAGTCGCGGTCCTCAAAATACATTGGTACGAAATGCTCGTCGAACCAGCCGACCCGGTCAACGACCTCCGTGTCCAAAGCGAACGCCCCGTACTCAAACAGGGTCGCGAAGCCTCCGTGGTCAGCCATGTCATCGACAAGCATCGCAAGGTCGCCCGGTGCGAACACGATGTCGGCGTTGACGATGAGCCACCACGGTCCTGCCGGACGCGATCGGATGACGAAGTTCCATGAGCCGCCGCAGCCCAAGTTGAAACCGGGACGGCACCACAGCACCGACAGCACATTCGGATTCATGGTGATTGCATCTTGCATCACCGGAACGATGTCGTCCTCCGGGCCGTTGACCACCACCACCAGCTCACGAACCGGATGGTCGATGGACCGCACCATGCGTGCGGCAAGGTCGGCACGGTTCAGGATGGGAACACCCAGCACCGGAATCATGCGAGCAGCACCTGCTCAATGATGTCGGAGACGCTGTACTGCGGTCGCCAGCCAATCGACATCGCCTTGCTCGCGTCCGGGTACTTGTCGGGAGCCTCACGGAACGCACCGCCATGCAGCGAAATCGGGTCCACGATGGCGACCTCGTCGCCAGTCTGATCGACCCACAGGTCAGCAAGTTCCAGCATCGTCACCACATTGTCCGGGTTGCCGATGTTCCAAATGCCGACATCGCCTTCCTCGCGGACAACACGCATCCCTTCAACAACATCGAACACGGAGGTCATGGCGCGGCGCTGCGTCCCCGGCTCATACACCGTGATCGGTTCGCCACGAAGATGCTGCTGCTTCCAGCGTGCCAGCACGAAACCGCCCTCGGGACGCTGACGCGGCCCTGCCACATTGAACGGACGGATGATGCGAACATCGACATCCGTGTTGTACGCCATCACCTCCGCAGCGAGTTTCGCCGTCTGATACTCGCCCCGTGCCGAATACCACGACGACACGAGCATCGGCATCAACTCGTCGCACAGCCCGTCAGCTCCGCCGCCATACACCTCCGATGTGGACACGAGAATGAGCGGACAGTCCGACTGCTGCGCGTACCGGATAGCAGCCTGCGTCCCGGCGATGACCTGCCCGGTGATACGACCGGCCTGCTCAATCACACCGACCGGGCCGACCGGCGACGCAAGATGCCAAACCGCATTTAGCCGTCCGAGGTCGCTTCCCAACGCAGAGATGTCGTGCCGCAGCACATCCACACCGGCAGGCGGCTTGTAGGTCGCCTTGCCGCGCCCATCATCGACGATGACGACAGGCTCACCGTCAGCGACAAGCGAATCGACCAGCCACGATCCGATGAAACCAAGACCACCCGTCACAAGATTCACGCCATCTCCTTCAGCAGAGGCTTCCATGACTGCTTGAACACCCGGTCAGCGTTGTACTCACCGGCCTTCGACACCGCAGCCTGCGAACGCACCTTCCCCTTGCTGTACGCATCCTCCAGCGCATCGACAATCGACTGCACCCGTGGGGTGAACAGGAATCCCAACTGGGTCGGGTTCCACTCCGGCTGACCATCGACCTTGTAACAGTCCGCACTCACCAACTCCGGCTGCGCCGAAAAGTCAGAGACGATGGTGCGAGTACCACACGCCATCGCCTCAATCACCGGGATACCGAAACCTTCACCGCCCGACGCGGCAAGCAGCACATCGGCCTGACTGTAAAGACGCGCCAGCGCATTCTCATCGAAGCCGCCCATCCGGTAGGTGTACTGTGCAGGCCACGACAGACGATCCGACGGCAGCCCGACTGCCTGCGCCAACATCATCAGGTCAATCCCGGCAGGACATTGCGCCTCCGTGTGCAAGTACGCCCGGACATCCTCATGCTTCTTCATGAACACCGACAGGGCCAGCAGGTTCTCGCTCCACCTCTTGCGGTTCGGATGGACACCCTTGTTCGCAGCGTTCATCATCACCACGAAAGTGTCGTCAGGGAACTGCATCAGGTTCCCATGATCCTTCCGGTAGTGGAACACATCCTCAATCGTGTGAGGGATGTAGGTCGATTCGATGTCCTTGCGCGCCAACTGCTCCTGCCCGTACTTGGACATCGCGATAGGCCGGACATTCGGACGGGCACACCATGACGCGACCGCGTTCGTGACCGGCATATGGTCGATAGGCACCCACGAGATGATGGAGCGCGGCAGCTCTGCAAGACGAGGGTTCGTCAGCACCCAAACATCGTAGAGAGTGACCAGCGTCGTCCCGATGTCGGGATGATGCGCGGCCCAGTCCTCGTAGTGACCGACGATGACATCCTGCGAATAGCCGTCGTAGCCTCGCGGATAGATCGGGATGTTTTGACCGTACGGGGAAGGCCACGCGCTTGTCGTGCCTTCGGTGCCCCAGTTGGATGCGACCGCGACCGGGTGGCCTGCCTTCGCCATCCGTGAGACGACGGTCTTCGTTTGCGAGCCGTAGCCCGTCGGTGCCGTCGGATTGTTCGACCACCACAGGATCGCAGGAGAGCGCACAGGAACCTCCGGCGCAGGGTCGCAGGTGCCGGGGAGTGGACCCTGCGCTGTCCACCCCCCGGCGGTCGTGCTAGATGTTACGCAGTACCACCGACAAAGTACTTGACCGCGTCGTCGATTGGCAGGACGGAGTCCAGCCGGATGCTCGCACGCCAAGTAATCGTGTCCGTCGCGAACCCGTAGTCGTCCGACCTCGCGATCTCAAGACCGCCAGCGGTACGAACATAGAACGCGGAGAAGTCACCGAACAGGACGCTCTTCGCGTTGACTGCGGTGTCCACCATCGCCGGGTTCTGAATGACGCGGTAGCCGAGCAGCGTCTCTGCGCCACCGACAACCGGGTTGTAGACGAACGCCCCACCTCCGTCCTGAATCGCACGGAGCTGGCCCAGCGTCTTCCGGTTCAGCATGAAGCCCACCCCCGGCCTACGGGCGTACGCGGCATCAATACTGTGGGCCAACGAGATGAGTGCCGCCGCCGTGAAGGCACCCGACACACCCGTGCCGCCGGTCACACCAAGCGAAGCATTCGGGACGATGCCGCGAGGCTCAACCGTGCCGGTACCAAGCGTGACGACAGAGTTGATGGCAGTACCAAGCGCGACACCAATCTGACGGGCAAGGAACGCCTGCACATCCACGCCTGCGTCCTCAAGAAGCTCGCGGCTGGTGCTGACGAGAGTTCCATACTTGAACGCCGAAATCGTCACGGAGTCCGTGGTCGGGTTCGACGCAGTGAACACAGCGCCCTCCGCAGTCGCAGTCGCCTGCGAGAACGCGGTCTGACGCGGCATCTTGATCGGGGCAGCACCGTCGGTACGGAGAATCGTGAACACACCCGGCTCAAGAGCAGGTCCGGTCGTGATCAGCTCCGACTCCACCATGCCCCAAAAGTCCTGCGGCACGACGGCAGCATCGGTGCTGGTCGTCATCTGACGCTTCTCAAAGGTGTACTCGCGAATCTCGCCGCGCGCCATCGCACGGAGAATGTCCGCGTCACTCTGACGCTCCTCACGGACGACCGGGCCGTCGGAGAGACGCTGCTCCGCAGCGCGAGCCTCGCGCGCGAAGTCGGCCTCAAGACGCTCAATCGTCGCGTTGCGTGCGTCGATGTCCTCGTTGATGCGGTCGTAGGTCTGCTGCTCGTCGGCAGTCAGGTCACGGCCCTCCGTGAAAGCGGTGTCAAGGAGACCCTTGGCCTGCTCCCACGCATTCTGCCGCAGCTCATACTGCCGCTTGATGAAATCGTTCATGGGCTGTCGCCCTCCTCTGATCGGGTTGGGTGCCGCCCCGGACGAGCCGGTGTATCCCGTGGGTAGGGCGTATCAGCATGAAGATGGTAACAGGTAATCGTGGGAGTGATGTTAAAACTCCGACGGGGTCCATGTGCCGGAGGGTTCGTCCCACATCCAGTCGCCTTCGGGCATCGGGGTGGGGGTCAGCCGCCGATGAGTGCGAGGGCTTCCTGTTCGGTCAGACCCAGCGCCTGCAACTTGGCAAGAGCCGCCTCGCGCGGGTCAGGCTTCGGAGTGTAAGCCTCGACCTCATCTGCGGTGAGAGGACGTGAAGACTCGACGGTGCCGTCCCGTTCGATGGTGAAGGTGGCTGCGTCAAGGTCGATGACCTCGGCGTAGACGCACACCCCGTCAAGGATGGTTTCGTTGCGGATCATGTCGTCACCCTTGGAAGCGCAAGAGTTTCAAGCGGAACGACATTCCCTGCACTTGTGTCGTAAGGCGATGGGTTGGTGGGTGCTGCGGTCACGAACGCCGAACCGTCCGAGCTATAGATGTACCCATCCCAGTAAAACTCGTTGTTGGCAATGAATGCGGCGGTGTAGGTGGCGTACATCTGTAGCCGCTGGATAGTAGGCCCGCCGCCCGTGATGCCATACAGCATCACATACCGGCCGGTCGTGAGTGTGACCGCAGTACCAAGCGTCAGCGTCTTCGCTCCCGTCGTCGTTGGAGTAAATGTCCCGAAGTCGATGAGTGGCGCACCCGTCGGCTGGAAATGAAAGTCTGCGGCATACACGGCGATGCGTCCCGTCGTGTTCGCTGCCGCCGTCGTCACGACGGTCGTCACCGCGTCGATAGTGATCGGTTCGAACACAAGCCAAGGAGTGAAATGCAGCCGATTATTGGTGACAGTTCGACTGCCACGGAAGGCCACGCTGGCACCGGGACAGATGTATCGTGACGACTCTCCTGTCAGTCGCGTGAACCCTCCAACATAAGGCTGGACATCGTCCCATTCTGCGTCATAGGCCGTCCCTGAAGCCTTCGTCAGCACCTGCCCTGCCGAACCACCCGTCGGCAGCCGGTTGTAAAGGTTCGCGGTCCCCTCCGTGATGACATCCGTCGTCGCCGCCGTCCCCACAGCCCCCACGGCGGCAGCATCCAGCGTCACCGTCCCAGCCGAACCATTCACCGCCGCGACATAGCCCACCGGGTCGATACCGACCGTCTGCGTCCCCGAGTCATAAGTGACAGGAGCAGACGCAGCAACAACACCCGGAGGTCCCTGCTTCCCGACGACAATAGTCTCCCAAGCCTCCGAGTCCTCGTCATACTGCTTCAGGACAGTCATCCGGCACCTCCGATCAGCGCGAGGGCTTCCTGTTCAGTCAGACCGAGCGCCTGCAACTTGGCGAGAGCAGACTGGCGTGCCAACTCTTCCGGGGTCGGTTCCGGTTCGGGCACCTCGTACTGTTCGATGATGTTGCCATCAGGACGAGACGGGTCATACCCGCCGAGACCGAAAACGACAACCTGCGACATCATGCCACCCTCACACGCATGACCGGCCCGGTGTTGGACGGGGCAGAGTTGGCACCGGAAGGATACGGGTCCGGTAGTTCATCATCCGGCGTTTCCGGTGCAGACAAGAACCCTGACAGGTTTACGGCAGGGACAGATGTGTTGACGTTAATGAACTGTGTGCCGCCGTTGTATCTGATGACGGTTGGCGAAGACAGGTTATTGAGTCGTGCTGCTATCCAGACCCAGCCGGAAACGGTCTCGTCGATGGTGAGTTCAACGGCTGTTGCAACCGTAGTCGCGTCGATAGTCCCAAGGTCTGCGATTAGCGCACCGGGAAATCCGTCGTCGTTCTCGTAGATGCCGAAACGGACGACAGAACCGGCAGCGCCACCAGAGGTAATCCGGATGCTGATGCGGTCGATGGCAGTTGGCTTCGGGAAGAAGAACGGTGTGACGAAGGTGCGCTTGGAAACAAGCGTCGCGCCGGTAGTCGCCACAGGAGGCATGGACACATAATAACCTGACGGGTAAGACCATGAATACGCCTGATGAGTCCATCCTGCGTCATAGTCCGACCCTGAAACCTTCGTCAGCACCTGCCCTGCTGAACCCCCTATCGGCAGCACCGCATCACCCGGCTCCGACGTATCAGCCCACAACACCTCCGTATTCGCAG